ATCGGAAGGGGATACCTTCTTTCTGCGGATGAATGCCCGATTGCGGCCTAACCAGTTAAAGCCCGGTGAAGTTGCATTGTCGAAGAATGGCCGCATGAATAAGGACGGAACTTGGCAGACTCGTAAAGGTTTATCGACTTTATTTGGATCAATCACATCGGGGACAAATGCGATCCGATTGCCTTACATAATTTTATCCGCTCAAAGGCAGAGTAATGTGGTAACCTTAATATTAAGCACCACACCTTCACTTTCTTTCATACCTGGAGAAGATTTTCATATTGATGATCTCGATGCATCAGTCGATGGAACTCGCACTTTAGCCTCTGTCAATTTTACGACTAAGACTTTAACTTTTGCCAACAGCGGAGCGGATACCGTTTTTACGATTAATGGTGAGAATGTGGGAAATACTTCAGTCGTATCGACTGGCACATCCATCGGTACAACTTTAAATTTTACCCTAAACGACAACGGGGTAAACGAAGTATTCGGATCGGCAGTCTTTTCCGATGCCACATCGAATAATGACGATTATATTTTTACCGCCACAGATACAACTTGTATCATTCTGCGTCTGAAAGATTCTGCACTTTTTAAGTGTCGGTATGAAGCGGGAGGAGAGTCTGTTGATGGACCGGTACAAATGACTCAGGGACTCGGGAAGATGTATATCTTTCGTACTCGTCAAACAACTCTCGAGGCCAGCCCCGAGGTTCAGCGAGTGGATATCACATCGGCCTCCCAAAGCGGTCAGATTATAACAGTAAACGCCACGGCACATGGCCGCTCTGCTAATGATTATGTTACTCTTACCGGTTTAGGGAATTGGACCAATAATCCAAATGACTGCTATCAGATTGAGACTGCATCGACAAATCAGTTCACCGTCAAAATGGCAACCAGCCAAACTACAACCTTTAATGTTTCCGGCGCACAGGTGGAATTTTTCTTAGACTTCACGAAAGTGGCAAATGGAACTTATACCGCACCGGTTTATCTTACCGACACTGCCGCAGTGGCACAGGATGGAGTGGTAACGATGGATATCACTTCTCACGGACTATCTGCTGGGGATGACTTAACTATTCAGTCGGGGACTAGTCCATTCGACCTATTCGCTGACCAAAAAGTCAGAGTTACGGGAGCGCCTACAGCCAATCAATTTACATTTAACTTAGAAGTCGCTAATGTATCCCTCGGAGATTCAAAGACTTTAACAGTCAATAAACCACTTGCAGTCGGAAAAGGCTACATCCACCAACCCGCCGCACCTTGGGGAATCGTCCACGAACGAAGACTTTGGATGCCTTACTGGTACACTTCGGAAACCAATCCAACGGACCGAGGAATTAGAGATGAAATCGTAGCATCTGATATAATGGATTTCGACACTATCGATGTGATCGGGAATCAGTTCAGACCATCCGCTGGGCAAAGTGATTACCTCGTTCAGCTTACTCCCTTTACCAAAGATTCGCTAGTAGTATTTAATCGAAAATCGATCCATCTGATGAGTGGGATAAGCGGATCTCTTGCTGATGTTTCCACTAATGTGGTGACCACCGAAATCGGATGCTCGGCAAGAAAGTCTGTTGTCCAAGTGGCTAACCAAATAATGTTTTTATCCGACCAAGGAATATATAGCGTGGAATTTCTTGATGAGTATAATTTGCGTGGGACAGGCACACCTATATCGGAAACCATTCAGCCATTTATCGACCGAATAAACCAAGACTATGTTCATCTAAGCTGTGCAGTTTATTTTGATAATAAATATTGGATCGCCTTACCATTAGACACTGTTCCAGGTGGCGGAGATGCGACTAAGCTTAACACTATAATCGTTTACAGCTTTCTTAATGGCGGCTTTGAAAGCATTGACACAGTTAACTCAACCGAGTTTGCGATTAGAGAATTAATAGTCGGAAAGGAAGGTTCGCAGAATGCTTTATATCTGACTACTGAAGAAGGAGGCATTCATAAAGTCGATGGAGCGGAAGGTGGGGATGTGGTAAGCATGACTGCCGGCCAGGCGATCCCCGAGACCATTGCAGTAGTTTCTCAATGCACAACTCGCCAATATGATGCGGATACTGCTGATAGAAAAATGTTCGCCCGATCCGAGCTACATATTAAAAGCTCAGACGAAGGGCTTTCCGATGGTGATATTAGTTTTATAACTGAAGATCCCGACTCCACAACATCGGCCACATCAATCTCAACTTTACTCGGTAGCACATTACCGGCAAGCGAAGATTCCTCCATACGATTGGGCGTAAGGAAAAGAGGATTTGGAATACAGACAGACTTTAAGCCCACAGCGGGCAGACCATTTTTAAGGGCAGTTAAAATCGATGCCCGAGTAACCGACAGAAGCACGACATCTATTTCATAGGAGAAAAATTATGGCAGTATTATCAACAGGACAAAGTTTTGCGAGTGGCGATCAAGTCACCGCACAGAAATTAATTGATATTGTAGGTCAGGCGTATTTTACCTCGGCCGCAGATACGACTGATAATTCGACCCTTACTTTAGGTTCGAGTAAATTAAAAGTAAAAGATGCCGGAATCACATCGACTCAGTTGGCAACGGATTCAGTAATTACTGCCAAGATTCAGGATGGAGCGGTAACAGCCGCAAAACTTGATGCTGGTGCAGTTAGTGTCCTTATGCCGAGCGGTTCGCTCATGCCATATGCTGGGGCATCCGCTCCGACTGGTTATTTACTTTGCGATGGTGCGGCAATTTCAAGGACAACTTATTCAGCTTTATTCGCTTTAGTTGGTACAACTTACGGAGCGGGCGATGGTTCATCGACTTTTAATATCCCCGATCTTCGAGGCCGAGTAATTGCCGGACAAGATGATATGGGAGGAGCATCCGCCAATCGATTAACGGGTTTAACTGGCGGAGTCGATGGAGATGTTTTAGGCGGCTCAGGCGGTACAGAAACGCATACCTTGTCTATTGCGGAAATGCCCGCCCATACACATACCACCCCTAGTAGTGGTGTTAGAAACCGAGGGGACTCTACACAAGAAGTGACTTCCAATACGCCCGGCACTACGGGTTCAACAGGCGGAGGCGGAGCCCACAACAATGTTCAGCCCACCATCATTTTAAATTACATAATAAAGACTTAATATGGAATTCATAAAAAAATTAATCGGCCCTTCAAAAGAGGAAATTGCAGAAGAGGCAGAAAGAAGACTTCAAGGCGTTCGAGATGCCCAAATTTCCCCGACTCAAGTTTTAAAGTCAAAAGATCCACTTCACCCAACCTATGGGGATACCCATGTAATGATGTTGAGGCGTGGAAACCCTACTAGCTTTCCGGATACCGACCCCGACCATTTTAATTCCGACATTTCACAGGACCAGGTAATAAAATATTTAGCCGAACAATCACCATCGGGCGAATCTTTAGCTTACATTAATCCCATTGAGCGTGAACTTTTAATGCTGTCCGGTGCATCAGGAAAAATGACAAAAGATGGAGTGGTTTCATATGCCCCCGAAGATCCGCTCAAACAGGCGGCCATGCTTCTTAATACTGCCGCTCCCGAAGGTGAAGGATTAGCGTACATTAATCAAGAAGAGGCACAAATGCTGAAAGATGCGGGTGGAGCGGGTGAACCGGTCAACTCCTCGGGAGTTCCTTCATTCTTTCTTCAAAAACTCTTTGGGGGTGGAAAAGCTCCCCCTCCCTTGCCCGAATTTAATGTCGGCAAATCTGCCCGAGATTATGTCGGTGCAATGGCCGACTCGGGACTTCAAGATCAGCTTCTAGGAGTTCGCCAACAGTACGACCCACAGTATCAAGATTTACAGATTGGACTCGCTAAACGAGCTGCCGATCCAATGGCCAGCCTGGCAGAATCAAATGCCATGCGGTCACAGGATTTCGGAGCGAGGATGGCGGAAAGACAGGCTGGATCGGATATCAGTATGCTAGGTCGATTTGGGGCAGACATGAACCAAGCCTATCGTGCATCCGATCCCCTCATGCAAGCTCGTACAAACCAAGCTAATCAGCTTGCGGAACAGGCATTCAATGAGGCACAAATGACTGACCTATCGCCGGAGCAGAGAAGGCGAGCAACTCAGTCCGCCCGTGAAGGATTAGTCGCACGGGGTAGGGGAATGGATAATGCGGGCATTGCCGCTGAAGCCATGAGCCGAGAAGATTATTTAAGAAAAATTATAGGCGAAAGTCGAGACGATGCGATGAAGTTTGGAGGGTATGCATCGAATTTAAACAGGCAGACATCAGTCGATCCACTGGCTATGCTTCGAGGCGGACAGAATTATACGGCCCAAGGATTTGGGGAAAGGTCCGCATTGTTTGGATTGCCACAGGAATCTGCCACTCGCATTAATCCCGATGCTGGTGTTAATATCGGTATGCAAGCATACGCAAATAAAGCAAATTACGATGCGGCGAACTATGCCGCCCGAGAAAATGCGGCTAGTGGAATGGCACAGGGATTATTTGGAGCAATTGGTTCAGCCGCTGGTGGTTGGCTAGGTAGAGGATAAAATTATGGCAATAGGAGATACAGTTCAGGCGGGCTTAATGCGAATCGACACCTCGGCTTATGAAAGGGCGGGACAGGCGAATGCGAATGCAAATATGGCATTCGGTAATGCTCTTAACCAGGTAGCCAAAGGATTCATAGAGGGACAGGAGAAAAAAGCACGGGCAGAAGAAATGACGGGCTATCTGATGAACCAGGGAGTCTCCGAAAAAGATGCCAAAGCAATCGCCAAGAATCCATTTCTGCAAAAAGAATACCAACGGAAAAAGGCAACCGAGGCTCAAATGCAAATGGAAGGCAACCGCCTTCAAATGGAAGCCCAAAAATTAGCCGCCCAACAAAAACAATCTTCCGATCAAGCATTCCAAAAGAATCGTGAGATGGATATGAAAGAGGAATTATTCAGGACTCAACAGGATAAGATTCGAGAGGATGAGGAAATAATGAGTGAGGCCAATCAGTTTATGCGAACTCGGCCTCAAACTGAAACCCCTGAGTTTTCAAATTTACTAGAAGAGTTTAGACCCGATCAAATACCTGGTACACCTGAATTTGAAGCAAAGGAATTATCTGAACCAATGGGAGCAAGGCCACCTCTTATGGCATCCTTCGCTACAGACAAGCCAAACTTTGAAATGTTTAATGTTGGTAAAGCTCCAATAGAACAGCAGTTGCCCGAATCTTTCCAAGGTCAAGCTGGCCGTATTATTGATATGGCTGATAATGGAGAAATATCGCAACCAGCGGCAGACTTAGCATTAAATCGAATCCAACAGCAAGCAATGGCCGAGCAGAAGGCGGCTTATTCGCCAACAGAGCTAAAAGCCTTGAGAGAGCTTGAAAAACCACTTCTTAACCCTGGAGAAGTAGAAATAGATAAACTAGTTGGGAAAGAATACTCGGAATTTGTAAACATGGGTGGTCAAGCCGCAGTAAATAGTAAAATTAAAAAGCTAGACGATGCCATAGTCGAGTTAGAAAAAGACGGGGATTTGACTGGCTGGATAAAAGGTAGTTTGCCCGAGAGTCTGAAAGCTCTTTTTAATTCAAAAGGTTTAAGCACGAAAGAAGCAGTCGAAAGTGTAATCCAAGAAAACCTACGAGAAACACTCGGGGCGCAGTTTGCTCAAAAAGAAGGCGAAATGTTTATGGCCCGAGGTTATAATGATAAATTAGGCGATGTAGAAAATGCTAAAAGAGTCAGGGCATTACTCAAGGAGATAAAAGATCGAGCAAAAGCGAGAAATCAATCTTTTGCATATTTTAAAGACAATGGGACGATGAAGGGCTACAACGGTCCATCATTTGAAACAGTTGAATCTCAATCTCCCGATACCGGGGGCATAAAAACATCGACCCAAGGTAATTACAAAATTGGGGATCTTTCAGTTGGAGGTTACCAACCAGGCCAATAATGGGACAGTATAGAATACAGAGCAAATCCCTTGGAGTAGACTTTTTAGTCGAAGGGGACGAAGCACCCAACGAAAAATCCACATTTGAGATTTTAAAACAAGTAGTTCCACCCGATCAAATGATAAAGGCATATAAGGCCGGAAATAAAGATCTCGCCCGAGCCGCTTATAAAAATGGATACTTCGACCAGGATTCTGATACCGGTTTATATGATGCATTTAAACAAGCCGCCGGGGAAGTTTTCGAGGGATTAGGTTCAATTGTTGATCAGCCTTTTGACAATTTCCAAAGGGATGCAATTGAAGGTATGCCAGCAGAAATGAGAATGAAACTTGGCGTAAAAGTGCCTAAAGGTAAATCTCGAAAAGCTACTGCATATCAAACGGTGGCTGAAGTTTATGGCGGATATAAATCCATCGGAGATGCTGGTAAAATGGCTTTTTCAAAAATGGTAGGCGAGGGGGATGAGGACATCGATGCATCGATTGAATTTATTGGGGACATGATGGCAACTCAGTCATTTATCGATGATGGGGCATCAATTATGGCCGAAAAGTTTGGCGATATTGATATGTATAACGACCTTAAAATGGGTCGGGTTGAACCGGATAAGAAGCAAGCACTTGCGGCCTCATTATTTGTCCAATTAGAAAATCCCGTAGCAATGGCAACTACTACCGGATTGCGATCAACCACTAATCTACTCC